ACGAAGCCCGGTTCGTCGCAGGCAGGGGCTTTTTTCCGGCCAGTCCCGACACGGGATCGACCTGGGCCGCCTCCAGCTCGCGGCTCTGTGCCTCCAGGCGCTGGAAGGCGGTCTGGAAATCCTCCGGAGTCAGCCTGCCGCAGAAGATCAGGGCGGCTTCCCGGAATCCCTGGTCGTGGAACGAGGCACGGACCACCTCGGGCCACGGGGCGCAGTGGGCATAGACGAAGCCCATGATCGACGATGTGAACTCCGGAGTGCCGTCCTTGGGCATTTCCCCTTTCACCAGCGGGTTGCCGGTGCGGAGCAGCACGTCGTAGCTGGCCAGCGAAAGCGGGCGCATCGCGTGGCCGGCGACGATGGTTTCCACGTCGTGGAAGGCGGCGGAAAGGAGCTTCTGGCGGTCGGTGTCGTCCATGGGATCTTCAGAGGTGGCGGAGGAACAGGTCTTCGGTGGCGGGCGAGGCATCGAGCGGGATGAAGGCGATCTTGCCCCGGCGTTTCACGCAGGCGAGCGGCACGTCCCGCTTCACCTTGTCCACCAGCCGCTCGCGGTTGAGCAGGGCGCACTTGATGTAGGCGAATGGGTGCTCGGGATGGGCAAGGTGCCAGGCGTCGTCATGCCAGGCGGCGATGAGTTCCTTGGTCTGGAACTTGCCGCACGGGCTTTGCGGGTCGAAGAACCAGACGGTGCGCTCGCCGCGGATGCCGTCGCCGACGACGCGGACGAACGGCTTTTCGGAGAGATGGATGCCCACGGCCGTCAGGGCGGCGGCGAGGCTGGTGTTGCTGGTGGCGGTAGAGGAAAGGTGGGATACGGCGTTCATCTCGGGAACTGGATGTTAGGGAGTGGTTCAAGCCCCGCCGCTGGCGACGAAGGGGTAGTGGGTGGCGGTCAGGTCGATCTTCTCGAAGTCCTCGTTGTTGAGGCTGCGGCTGACCTGCATGAGGATCGTGGTGCCACCGCTGGCCTGTTGGAGGTGGCCCGGGATTGCGTTGGCCAGCGCGATTGCGGCCCCGATCTTGCCGCTGAACGACGAGGTCTTCGCTACCAGACCAGAGAGCTTGATCTCGACCTTCTCTTGGTAGAGCGACAGGCCGATGATCTCGCCGGCCTTGTCGAGGACGGTCTTCTCCTGGTTGGAGAAGTCGAAGGACAGGTCGGTGATGAGGATTCCCGGCTGATCGTTCGGGATGCCCCAGTTGCCGGTGGTGCCAAGGAAAGTCGCGGCCATTTGACCGCGTGCGGCGTGTCAACCGGATCAGGCGGCGGAGACGACCGCCTCGTAGCTCAGCACGCTTTCCCGGCCGCGTGACTCGTCCGGCGTGGTGCTGCATTCCCGCTCGATGAGGTCGTGGATGACGAAGGTTTCCGAATCGAGGTGGGCTTGAATCGCTGCGGTGTCGCGCAGCAGGGTCACAAGCTTGCCCGCCCATTCGGCGTGGTCTTCGGCGGGCGTGTCGTCCACCTGGGAAAACAGATGCACGTCGAGCTTCACGCGGGCGGTGTGCGGCATCGCCGGGACTGGTTTCGACTCTGAGGTGTCGAGGACCACGCAGGGACGGGTGCGGATCTCATCGCGGCGGGCGACGTGGACGGGGATCGTCCCGGGAAATCCCTCCGGGCGGTGGCTGTCGATCCATTCGGCCAGCAGAGCCGAGAGGCGGTCTTCGATCAGGTTGGGCATCTTGTCCATGCGCCTGAGTCAACCGGACCGTCTTCGCAGCGATCGGTTCGCGCCGTCGTTGATCTTGCGCAGCGAGGTCGCGAGCGCCTTTCGAAGTCTGCCCGCTGCCACCTGGAGCGCGAGCTGGATGCCCTTGCGGGTGCTGACGTCCTCGATGTAGTCGAGCTTGTTGACCAGCGTGACGGCCGGGTTGTCTCCGGTCCGGATCGTGGCTGATCCCGGCGACTGCTTGTGCCGCGTCGCCCACTGGACCGCGCCGCGGATGCGTCCGCCGATTGCCTTGCCCGCATTGAGCCAGGACCCCTTGGCGAAGCCGACCCGCTTCTGGATCCTGGTGATGTAGGTCTCGCGGGCTTTGGCGCTGGTGACGATCTGCTTCGGCTTGGATCCGCCGAGTTGCCCCCAGCGGTGGAGCTTCGGATCGAGGCGGCCGACCGTGAGGTCTTTCCAGCCGGAACTCGTCTGGCGCAGGTTGTTCTCCGCCCGCGCGAAGCGCCGGTTCTGGATGTTGGCCCAGAACCGGTCGGCTGCCGCCGGGTCGGACTTGCGGATCTCCTCGAAGGCGTCGGATGGCAAGGCGAACACGCCGCCGATGTCCTTCGCAACCGCCTTCTCGCCCGTCTTGCGGGCCTTTTCCGAAAACCCGAATGGCCGGGTGTTGCGGGCCAGTTCCACGGATAGCCCGCGGGCTTCCTGCTTCACCAGGGACAGCAGCGTCCGTCCCACCTTCTCCGGGTAGCGCCGCAGCAGGCGCGCCACGGTGAAGGCTCCCTTCAGTTTCGCGGTGAAGCGGATCGCGCCGTCATTCATCGGTCGAGGACAGGCTGAAGGTGAGGAGCGGCGAGCGCGGATGGTTCGAGACCCGGCTGATCCGGTATGCCGTGCCGTCCACCTCGATACGCTCGCCGAACTTCGGCAAGGCGTCCGGGAATGCCAGTTTCGGGACGCGCAGGCTGAGGTCCGGTGATTCGACGAAGCCGCCCATGTCGATCTGCTGTTCGTTGCGCACGCGGCTGACGAGCACGAGCAGGTCGAGCGTCTTCCACCGGGCCGTCACGCCATGCTCGGTGAGGAGGTGGTGGAGGTCGGCGAGGATTTCCGATGCGAGGGTCATGCCCCGAGAGGCATGTCAAACGCAGCGCTCCGTGCGGACTACAACCGCAGGCGTTTCTTGGTCTCTTCGGCTTGGCTGTTGAACTTGGCTGGATTGTTCCTCTTGAGCTTTTCCAGGTTCTCCTGCTTCCAACGGATCGCGGGCAACTGTTGCAGATGATGGCATTGCATCAGCGACCAATCGGGCACCCCGCCAACAAGGCCCGCGAGGAAATGCCGATGGTTTTCAGTGAGCGACTTTGGAAGCGATTCCATCAGCCAGCGCCTCGTTTCCAGGAGCGTGTCCAACGAGACCGTCTCGCGGGTCATGCCATCGAACTCGTTGAGGAATGGTTGTCCGATGTCGATGGCGTTGGCGAAAAGTACTTCATGCACCGGACGGTTGTGGCCGGCGAGGTAGCAGACGAAGCACTCCACCATTCCGGGCGTTAGACCGTCGCCTTCGCGCAGGGCCAGCACATCGAACAAGTCCCGTGGGTGCTGGCGGTCCATCGCGGCCACAAGCTTGCCGCCATAAAGTTCGTCTGGATGAAGCAATGGAAGAGTCAGATCGGTGAGAAAAGTTCCCCTGGCGGATTCTGCCAAGGGTTTGTCGCCGACCGGCATCACCGTGCCGCGGAAGACATGATTGACCTCCAGTTTGATGCGGGTGCGGTCGTGCTGCACGAACAGCTTCACGTCGCCACCTTCGGCGATGCTTCCCGTTTCGGCTTGGAACCCGAGATCTTGGAGCTCTTCGCGAATGCTTTCGAGCTCTGCGGAAATCGCCTGGATGGCATCATTCCTACCCGGGCGGTGATCGGTGAACACCAGATCGAGATCGACCGACAGTCGCGGCATGTCGCGCAGGAACAGGTTGATCGCGGTTCCTCCCTTCAAGGCGAACACGGATCGGCGGAAAACGGACGGAGCCACCGCTAGCAAAAGCCGGACCGAGTTGAGGTAGGCCTTGTTCATCAGGGTTTCAGAATGAGGGTGCGTCCGTCTTTCATGCGCTTGACCCAACGGCTGGTACCAAGTTGTCCGGCCGTGGCCTCCCTGGCCACCCCAGCCCAAGGCATGGCGAGTTCCTCCGCCCAAGTCACGCAGAGGCGTGCCGCCTTGGTCATGCGGCAAGCCTGTAAGATGGTGGTCAATTCCCCGGACCTGAGCTGGCGAACCGTCTCCATGATTTCCCGTGCCTCTCCGATTTCCTGGGCGACGCCCACTTCACTGAGCATTTCCAGTAGTGCTCGCTCTGGAACCGAAACGAGCGGGCCGTCCGGTGACTCCGGAAGGGCGGCCAGTCCGTAATCCGGAGGTAATTCATCCGAGAAGAGCCGCGGCGCACTGTAGCGCGAATGGAAACGGTGCTGGAACCAATCGGGGAGAGGCATGCCCCTTGAGCCTCGGAGGCATATGGTTTCGCGATGGGCGAGGTTTTGGCGGAAGCCACGCCATTCCAACGCCGTCTTTGATGCGACATGCAGTCCCGGTATTCTTCCTGCAAGAAACCTCAAGGTGGCATCCCGGTCCAGATGGTCGCCCGGGAACATGAAAACGCCTCTTCCAAGCCGGACGAGCCACCCGGTGCGGACATATTCGTGGGCCAGTGCCGGGGAAATGCCGAGGCGCTTCAAGTCCGCGGAATCAATGGGTGCGCCCCGTGGCAAACTGGTTTGGAGATTCTTGATTCGATTCATCGGATTTGCTCAAGGATTGCTTGAGCGATACGCTGAATTCGAATCAGGCGCAAGCAGGATGTTTTCATGGAAGCAAGTAGATCAAGTCAAGATTGATCTACTTGATGATTTCCAAATAAAACACCCCCTCCAGTGTTCCGGAGAGGGTGTGCATGAATCACGTCCTTTCGCCTGGAGCGCACGTCAGGAGTATTCGCCGGCCACCAGGTTGATGCGGCAGGCGGCGGTGCCGTCCAGCTCGATGAGGGCGGGTCCCTCATTCACGGCGAAAACCGTGGGGGCGTTGACCTCCTTGGTGGTGGCGCCGATCGGCACCTGGCCGCGGGTGATCATGAGCGAAACCGTGTCGCCCGCTGCCAGCGCGAGGCCGAGGTTGGCGTTGAGGGTGATGGTTCCCGCCACGGCATCGACTGAGGCGACCACACCGCGCACGCCGGTGCCGGTGGCGTTGGAGAACAGCACGACCACGTCACTGGCCGCGGCACCGAGGTAGGGCGGCGCGTTGATGACGGTCTGGTTGGCCGCGCTGTTTGCTGTCACGGTGGTGGCCCGCGACTGCGAGCGGAAGAGCAGCAGCGAGGCGGCCTTGTCGGAGGTCGCGCTGGCATACTGGATCCGGACGCGGTCGCGACCGCCGGCGGGGACGACGAGGTGGCTGAGGATGGTGCCGGCATTGCCGGTGAAGCTGAAGGGTGTCATGGCGGTTGTGCTGTCAGGCGTGGAGGGTTCAGGGTTTGACGATGCGCTTGAGGCCGTCGGTCTTGGCGGCGCTGAACCCGTAGAGGCACTCGAGGGTGACGAAGACCTTGTTGGCGCGGGTGTCGGTGAAGCGCAGGTAGCCGAAGGTCATCCCGGTGGCGGGGTCGGTGACGGCACCGGATTGCTCGTAGTCGGCGACGGGCTGGAGGTAGCGCATGGCCACCGCCACGGCGCTCGAATGGGCCGCGAAGCCGACGAGCTTCTCGGGGTGGTCGGACGGGATGAGCGTCGTCTCGTGCAGGTTGAAACCCGCGATCCGCTTGACCATGCCCTCGGTGATGGCCGGGGCGTTGAGGTTCAGGTTGAAGCTCTTGGCCACCACGTCGTCGGCGAGCATGTTGGTGTAGTATCCGGAGTCGAGGACCAG